NGAAATCCTCCAGGACACCTCGACCTAGGTTGTGTATCCGGTGATTTGCGTACTGTTGCTTTGCGTAGAGGATTTCTCTCCTGTTCACTACATATCAGGGGTTTGAAGGCAGGGTCTACCTTTCGGGGGGATAAATTGTAACTTCCTGCAAATAAGCAAAATGGAGACCATCAAGAGATTAATCTGGCCTAAGAAAGAAATTTTTGTAGGCGATTTCGCGATCGGTGTTAATAGGACGGTACCGGTGGATGTCTTCCAATTGGTGTGCCGTGTTGTGCTGAGATATATGAGGACAGGGAAAATAGAGTGTGAGTCAGACAGTCTGTCTAAGTTCGTTGTGGAGTTATTAAAGACAGATTGTGCTGCTAAGTGGGAATGGTTTATGAAGAGACGGCAGGGGGGTGATTACATCGTCCCTCTATCTATAGCCACCATCCCTCTCATGCCGCTGTTGAGTTGTACCACCTCGGTACGCGCAGTCTCAGTCGGGGTTTTGGGTTGTGGGTTTAGCTCCAATATCCCAATACCTCGTCTATCTGTGCCAAGGAAAGGGTTGCTCCTCAGACTGGCGGCCGGCCTAGCGTTAGCTCCTATATGCGCGCTGGCCGTGTACGCTACCCTGCCCAGGGAAAAACTGTCCGTGTATAAGCTAAGGACGGAGGCACGCACACACATGGAGGACGAGAAGGAAGCGACGGATTGTTTAGTGGTGGAGTCGGCTCGTGAGCTCAAGGGTAAGGATGGTGAGGATCTGCTCACTGGTAGTAGAATGACCAAGGTTGTGGCTTCGACAGGACGTCGTCGCAGGACACCATATGCAGCGAAAGTTGCACAGGTGGCACGTGCCAAGGTTGGGTACCTCAGGAACACTCCTGAGAATAGGCTGATCTACCAGAGGGTAATCATTGAAATCATGGACAAAGATTGCGTCAGGTATGTTGACAGGGATGTCATATTGCCAATGGCTATTGGATGCTGCTTTGTGTACCAGGATGGAGTGGAGGAGTCGGCGGCACTTTGGGGGTCACAGGACTCCCTGGGTGTGAAATAGGGAGGCCTAGTGCGTCTACCTGGGGTTGTGACACAGATCAATCGAGATATCCCATCTGATGTGTTACTTCCTCAGGAGGTGCTAGAGGTTCGCACAGGACCTCCCATAGCTAAGGACCGTAATATATTTATGGTTGCAGGTTGCCCATCACAGGCACGGTTCTTAGTTCATAATCACTGCCTGAAAAACCTTAAAAGGGGTCTTGTGGAGAGGGTTTTCTGCGTCGAGAAGGACGGTAAACTCACTCGCACTCCACAACCTACCAAAGGATCCTTTGGACGTCTTTCCCCGTTCAGGAAAGCAGTTTGTGAGAAGGTTGGGGTGGCCCATCGCTTAGGGTATGACGGGTTCCTGTCATACTACAGTGGTGCGAAACTCCGTACTTACACGCGAGCTGTGGAGAGTCTGCATATCACTCCTGTTTCAGAGAGGGATAGTCATCTGACTACCTTCGTGAAAGCAGAGAAGATATCGACGTCTAAGGGTGACCCAGCACCTAGGGTGATACAGCCTCGAAACCCTAGGTACAATGTGGAACTTGGAAGATATCTACGGCATATGGAATCCAAACTAATGAAAGCTGTTGATGACGTTTTCGGCGAAACGACGTGCATCAAAGGTTATACAGCTGATGAGGTAGGCGCAATCTTCAGGAGGAAGTGGGATAGGTTCGATAAACCTGTTGCCATTGGTCTCGACGCGTCTAGATTTGATCAACACTGTTCCGTTGAAGCGTTGCAATATGAGCATAGCTTCTACAGGGCCTTGTACCCTGGCAACAAACTCTTGAGTAAGTTGTTGGAATGGCAGCTCCATAACAAAGGTAAAGGTTATGTCCCTGATGGAACCATAACTTACAAGAAGGAGGGCTGTCGTATGAGTGGGGATATAAATACCTCGTTGGGCAATTACCTGCTGATGTGCGCGATGGTACATGGGTACATGCGTCACTTGGGGATAAATGAGTTTAGTCTGGCAAACTGCGGGGATGACTGCGTTTTGATTATCGAGCGCAGGAATCTTAAGCGGGTACAGGGAACACTTCCTGGTTATTTCCTAAATCTAGGTTATACAATGAAGGTGGAATCCCCTGTATTTCAATTGGAAGAGGTTGAATTCTGCCAGGCACACCCCGTACAGTTTCAGGGCGGTTGGAAGATGGTCAGAAATGTCCGCACAGCCATGAGCAAAGATGTCCACTGCGTTAACAATATACGCGATCTGGCAACAAGGAGGGCTTGGAGTAATGCCCAACACCATGGTGGGTTGGCGCTTAGCGCTGGTATACCTGTGGTTGAAAGGTTTTACTCTAGGTTTCCTCTGTATGACATGCCCGTCAAACATCAGCGTATTGACACAGTGACAAACGTACATAAATGGCGCGGATCAGGTGGGAACTACCATGTGACCCCGGAGTCTAGAGCTAGCTTTTGGGCGGCATTTGGACTCACGGGGGATGAACAGGTGGCCCTTGAGGATCGTCTGGATAGATGGGAGATGGATCTATTTGGAAGAGAGGGTGTTGACGCTCATGAGCCCAGCATCCTTGATTCCGCCGTAGCTTGACCAAATACACAATGGCAATGACAACTACCAACAACAATCGGGCGATGACCCGAGCAGCAAAACAAGCGTTACCGGCATTGGGTGCTCTAGCCACCTCCGGTATGGGACAGCAATTATTTATGAGCGGGGTGAACTACGCTATAGAGAAAGGGAAACAATTCGTACCCAACAGGCGTGGAGGGAAGAAGAATAGGAATACAGACATGGTTGCGCATCCGGGCGCCCTTTCAGGGAGCATGGCCGCACCGGTGGCAATCTCTAGGATTGTCAGGGGATCAAAACCCCGGTTTATCAGGAGTAAAGGTTCTGTCACCATCACACACCGAGAATTGGTGGGTCAGTTCAATAGCTCCTCGGCTTTGGTGGTTAATGGGGGAATCACGGGGAACCTGTACAAGATTAATCCGGCTAATGCCGTCTTGTTCCCCTGGTTGCAAACATTGGCGTCTAATTTCGACCAGTACATGTTCAACACACTCCGTCTCCAGTACGTGCCAATGTGTGCAAGCACCGAGACTGGGAGGGTGGCTATCTACTTTGACAAAGATTCTCAGGATCTAGAACCAGTAGATCGCATCGAACTAGCAAACATGCGACACCTTACAGAGACCGCCCCTTGGTGCGAGGGCTCTCTGCGGGTGCCAGTGGACAGCGTCAAGAGATTTATGAATGACAATTCCACCGTCGATCCAAAGCTGATAGACTTGGGCCAGGTTGGGCTGGCGACGTATGGAGGGCCCGGGACAAACGCAGTGGGTGACTTATTCATCCACTACACAGTAACCTTCTACGAACCGCAACCGTCCTCAGGTTTGACGTCTACGCTACAAACAGGGACTGGTTCAGCTAACGCTGGGCCTACCCTGGTTGCTGTGGCTACCACAGCCACGACGACTACCGTGACGTTCAGATCTCCAGGTACATACCTAGTCTCAATGGTGCAAAGGGCTACAACCTTCACGGGAGTAACGCCCATTGCCCTTACTTTCAACTCCAATACGAACACCACCGCGGCTGGTACCAATTACTCAGCCAATTACAATGTGACTGTACCCGTGCCTGGTGCACAGATGCGGTTTGTAGGGACCGGCTTCGGTAACTACACCTTGCAGGTAACACGCGCCAAAATCACAAATGCTGCAACACTTCTGTAGTTGCATTGCACAGGAAGGGGCTTCTTGAACCTAACCATTTCATGGACACTGAATACCAACAAGTTAATAAACCATGGAACGAGCTATACAAGGAAGTGACGTTAGGGAACAAGCTGACAGTGAATGTTGGGATGGAGGAGGAGGAGGTACTACTTCTCCCTTCAAACTTCCCGACGAAAGTCCGAGTCTCCATGAGTGGAGGCTACATCACAGTGAGGAGAGTGAGAATAAGGATAATCCCCTTGGTTTCAAGGAAAGCTGGAGTTTCGGGAAAGTTGTATTTAAGAGATATCTCAGATACGACGGGGCAGAAACTTCATTGCACAGAGCTCTTGGATCTTGGGAAAGAGATTCGGTTAACGATGCCGCATCTAGATTTCTCGGTCTCAGCCAAATCGGATGTACCTATAGCATTCGGTTTCGAGGAACTCGTCTCACCCTTTCGGGAGGGTCGGGAACTCTTCAGCGTCTCATTGAGATGGCAATTAGGACTAAGCGCACAATGTTACAGCCTACCCCCAGCGAACGTGAAGGTAATGTATCAAGAAGACGCCCTGAAGGCACTGAAGCCTTCAAAGAAGAAAGCGAGTAGGACAGACTCTTCAGTCTAGGTTGGAGGAAGCAGGAGAACACTGCTTGAGGGTACAGGTTACTCTTAGTGAGACTAGGTTCGTGTGATGACGAGTCAGGTCGGGCTCCGCGCTGGGTTTGGTCACCCAGGGGATGGAGATATGGAAAGGATCTCGTGCGCTATAAGTCTAACGAAAGTTGAGCTTGCAACATGGGTCTATGCCTGAATAAGTCACGTGAGTTGCCACCACTATGAATAGGATTTTTGTTCACGACTAGCGGAGAACATTTGTGGAAACCAACCAAGACACGGTTGATCTCACCCTTCGGGGGGGCTATAGAGATCGCTGGAAGCACTACCGGACAACCGGAACATTGCAGCAATGCAGGGG